AGCCAACGCGCAGTGCGCCGTTGGTCTGGTAGGCGTAAGAGATGCCGCCCAGCGTCAGGAACGCCATCTGGTCGATACGATCCGAGAGCCAGTACGCCAGCACGTTGCGGGCATTGCCACGGAATTCGACAATAGACTTCTGATCGGCGATGCGACCTTCGTGGCGGTTAGCGTGACGCAGCTGATCGACGCGAATGACCTGATCAAAGGTCTGCATCGCTTCTTCGTTGCCTTCCAGTGTGCGGTCGCCTGCGATACCGTCACCGACCAAGTCGGCGAGCAGTGTAATTACGGCGCGTGCGCCCTTTTCGGATTTCTTCAGCTCAGTGATGTGCTGAACCATCGCACCGGGGCCGTTGCCCAGGAATTTGCCGATGAATGATTGGTTACGGGCATTCTTCCAGAGATCACGACTCCACATCGTTTTCTGGTTGTTGGTCAAAAGCCCAAAATTGGTCAATGCCATTTGGCACCTCCGTAAGTTGATTGAAATTAGTCACAACTGCTGCTGTGTCGAATTTCGTCTCGACCTACGAGGTGGCCCGTATCGGGAGCCAAGCGGGGTACTACATGTTCGTGATTCTAAAACAAAAATAGATAGACTGCAAGCAGTCTATCTATTTTATTAGACTCGTAAAGCTGGGTTTAGGCGCTTAGTAGTGCGTGCCACACAGCCGGTGCGTCGGACACGCAGAAGAACGTGACCGTCTTCCCAGCCGCCAACGCATAGGCGGCATTCACAGCCAGCGCGTTGATAGCATCGCCGACACCGGGGAAGACATTCAGGCTGTTCGCTGCAGCTGCATTAGCGACGGTAATCGAATTACCGGCAACCGCAAGGGGAAGCAGAACCGAATCGCCTGCTGAGGCCACTGTAGTGACACGGGCGATCTGGGTGGTGATAGGATACCCGGTGGTCTGTCCGCCGCCAGCATGAGCTGTTACGGCATCCATGTAGGTCTCCACGAAGAACCCTGGGGTGGACATGTTGCCCCCGGCGTTTCGTGGGCTGTTCATGGCTTGTTCTGCTGCGTCTCTTGATCCGATGCTCATAATTTTCTTTCAAGTGGTTGGTACGGTTAAGTATGGGGCCGGTTACAGCTCGTCGCCCCGCAGTTTAGCTAACGTCTTCTCGTCAATAGCCGCGAAGTCCTTCTGGCTCATAGCCATAGCGCGTTCAGCGGTCAACGCGCCGCCCTGCTCGTCGCTATTCACCCCGACTTTCGTCAGCGAGGCTGGGGTCTTGTTCACTGCGTCGATCCCTGCCTTCAGGGCGGCTTCCCTGCGGGCGGCAGCAACGTCTTCTTTTTTGACGTTCGGCGTCACTTCAGTCGCGATCTCCTGCTTCTTCGTGCCGGCACCGAGCATCTTGGTTACGGCTTTCTGCAGCGCCGCCGAGGGAGCCAGCCCTTTGCGCTCGTAGGTGGCCTTCAGGTCCAGGATATCTTCGACCTGCTCGCTGTCATATGCCTCGTCGTTAGGGTTCAGCACCGGGTACGCCGACTCCAGCCGTTCCACGACGGTGTCGTAGCGCACACGCTCGACTGCGCGCACTTCCGCCTGCTGCACCTTCATATCTGACTGGTACTCGCGCACATCCCGCTCCAGACGGCGAATTTCGCTCATCTTGGCAGTGGCCTTTTCGATCTCGCCGTCAGCCAGGAGCTTGTTGTACTCCGCCTCCAGGCCGACGATCTTCGTCTCGGCGGCATTCAAGTCCTGGTTGACCTTGACGACTTGCTCGCCCTGCTTGTACTTAGCCAATTCAGCGACGAGCGCGGCGCGCTCTGCGCGCTCTTTCTTGAGGATCGCGTCGTGACGCTCGAAAGGAACGGGTTTTTGCTTCGCTTTCAGCGCTTCGGCGGCTTTCTCTTCGTCCGTCTGGTCTAACTTCGTCTCGTCGACGACCTTGTCATCTTTGAGCGGATCAACAATCGTGGCAGGATCGACTTTGTCTGCCGGAGCACCGTCGCCGAGGGTGACTTCGTTGCCCCAGTCTTCAGCGCCGCCGCCTTCGTCGCCTGCGGCGTACATGAAGGAGGGGGCGAGGAGGAATTTTAGGAGTTTGGAGTATTTCATGTCTTTGTTCCTGGTTGTGGTTTAGGTTGGCTTCTCGCGGCGATTCTGTCGGAGACCGCCTTCTCCGCTGCTGCTTTTTGATCCAGCTGCGCTTTCATGTTCATCTCTTCCCGCTTCATCTGCAGCTCTGCGTGCAGCTTCTCCTGCTCCAGCTGGAATTTCTGCTGGGCCATCTGCTGCTCGTGCTGGAACTTCCGCTCGTTCAGGGCGATCTCCGCCTGCACTTTCGCCTGCTCTGCCTGGGACTCTGCTTCCGGCCCTTCAATCGGGGTCATGGCCTCTTTCTGGGTAGCGACGCCCTCTTTCCTCGCCTTGGCATCCTTCAGCACAGCGTCCGCGTCTTTCTGCTTCGTTTCAGCCTCAGTCTTCGTGACCTCCGCTGTCTGCTGGCGCAGGGCCAGCTTCTGCTGCTCCTGGGCTTCCGGCGACTGGGAAGCTGCCTGCATCTGCTTGATGAGATCGTTCTTGTTGAGCAGCCGGGACGTGTTGATGATGAACGCGTCAGGTATGTTGATGCCGAGGTCTTTCTTCATGGAGACCGCCTGATCGAACTGGCTGTCTTCCAGCGTCTCGCGCTGCGGCACCGAACTGATCGTCACGTCGAACTCGCCCAGCATCAAGTCGTTCACGACAGTGCCGTCGGGCTGCACCTGATTGATCGTGACATTTTCTGTGCCGCCCCCAGGCGTGTCATGGGTGATGGTGAGGATGCGTTCTTCTGTGTAGAAGGTCTGTACGAGGTCCAGCACGTTCCGGGCGATCATGAAGTCCGTCCGCACCAGACTGTCCAGCGGCTTGGCGAGGTTCGTGTTGGCGGCTTTCTTCTTTTCCTGAATCGCCTTAGCCGCAACATCCTCCCTGTCCTGCCCCTGCTGGCTGTCGGTGATGCCAGAAATCGTTTTGATGCTCTCCTCGGCCTTGTAACTGATCCGGTCGAGACCCTGCGGCGTGGCGTAAGGCTGCAGCTTCTCAATATCGTCCAGTGAATTGGCCATCTCGATCACCAGCCCTGTCTCGGCCCCGCGCTGCTCCAGCTCCTCTATCGACATCGTGGCAAGCGCCCCGCTCTTGACCTTGTAGCCGCCGTTCGCGCTGCTGTTGACGACGTGCAGCTCCTGCGATGTGACCTTGTTCAGCAGCTCCTGCGGGCCGACCAGATTCTCGACCAATCCGATAGTGGTGCCGCGCCGGAAGTACGGGAAATAAGGGATGACTGTGAAGTGCTTGTATGGCGACCAGTCATCGTGCAGCACGACGTTGTCACAGATCACCGTCCAGCGGATACGTTTGACGAGCCGAGGGATGACCTGATAACCGAACTGCTGGACGACTGCGGCGATGCGGTCACGATCCCAACCCTCTGGAACCGGGCGCATATTCCCCGTTTTTGGGTCGATGAAGTGTTTCTGGCGGTCCATAATGCGGTGCTGGCGCTCAATCACGCGCAGACTGCGCACAACCGGCGACTCGTCGTATGCCTGAGCCTGCCCGCCGTAGTTGGCGTTGAATGGCAGGCCGAACCTGTCACGGATGTTGTCAATGGAGTCGTAGCCGTAGGGGTAGTAGCTGTCGTCGCGGTTGCGCAGATACTCCGCATCTTCCTTACTGTACAGGATGGCGATATCGTCGGCAGTCATCCACTTCGTGACAAACACCTCGTTCCAGCTGTCCGGGTCGTGCTCCTCGGCGTCGTTGTCGACGATCACGTTCTTCGGGTTGATCGTCTCGATCCGCACTTCGCCCTGCATGGAGGCATTAAAGTCCAGCCTGACATCAAGATACCCACGGCTGGTGATAATCCCGTCTGCGAACATGTCGCTACGCCGCCAGTCAAGCTGATTATTGTCAGATATCTGTTTGAACACCTTCGTCAGCACGTCGGCGGTGGCAGGGTCAGCGCCGGACTTAGGCCGGAAACTGATCTCTGAGCGGTTATATATCTGCTCCCCCATTACGTTGCCGATGGTGGAGATGATTTTATTGATCGTCAGCGCGGGGCGGCGCGCGGCGCGAAGGGCTGCTCGATCTGCCTCAGTCCACTGGTTGCCCTGGAAAAATTGCTCGCAGGTATCGGCTTTCAGGACGTACTGGGCATGCCCGTTGTCCCTACAGTAGGCATAGCGATACCAGACCTTTGAAGCCGACTCGGTGTTAAGGGGCATATTTTCTCTCTGCTACGCCGACATGTGCGACGCGTTCGCGCGGGTACCGCGTAATCTGTCTTTCCAGGACTTCTTGCCCTTCGCCTTCGGCATCTGCGGCGGCTCACTACCCACTGCCATCTGCGCCATCCACGCCATACTGTCAACACAATCATCGTGTACGCCAGCCGGGAAGCGCAGCATCTCATTTCTGACCGTGTCGTACCACTCGCCTGTGTGGTTGAAGCTCACCATGCCCTGCTGCATCCGGCCCTGAAGCGCCCTGCCTCGCGCCAGCTTGTCCGTAATCGGTCTGAGGACAACGATGGAGGGGTAGAAATTCGTCTCCCGCATGCGCTTTTTCAGCAGGGCCTCAATCGAGCGGTAAATCTGCCCATCCTCGACGCCAATCGTTAGACTCGCATGGTACCACTTCTTAGATAGATTTAAAATAGATTCGACG